GTTTTATGTCTTGGAGATTTAGTTGAAGGATGCGATGGACATTACGCTATTCAAACTTTCACAGTTGATGTTGACCGAAGAGACCAAGTAAAGATTGCTCGCCGTCTACTAAGAGATGCGCTAATTCGATGGGCGAAGTTCGCTCCAGAAATTATCGTTGCAGCAGTTGGCGGAAACCATGGAGAGAACCGTAAAAATGGAAAAGCATTTACAACCCTTAACGATAATGATGATGTTGCTTTAGTTGAATCAGTTGCAGAAATCTTTGCTGCTAATCCTGAAGCCTATGGTCATATTCGCTTTGCAATTCCAACGGATGAGTTGAGCCTTACTGTAGAGGCAGGAACAAAAATCATTGGAATCACTCATGGTCATCTTGCTCGTTCTGGTCAAGGAGTTGAAGCAAAACTTCGGCGCTGGATTGCAGACCAAACACTCGGACGTAACAAAATTGGTGACTGCGACATTTTGGTAACAGGTCACTATCATTCACTTAAAATGGCAGATTGGGGTGGAGTCAAATGGCTTCAAGCCCCAGCATTAGACGGAGGGAGCATATGGTGGAGCCAGTCGACGGGGGAAACAGCGGATACGGGAGTTCTGACTTTCATGGTGTCGGAGGCGGGGATAACCGACCTCCAGTTACTTCGATGAACGACCCTAGAGATATTGCAGCATATGCTGCCGAACTCGTCTCTGGAGAGCGTCAAGAGGCTTACGGACATCCGTTAGATAACTTCACACGTGCTGCACAAATCTGGAGCGCGATTCTCGGTATTGATGTCACAGCCGAGCAGGTCAGCCTTTGCATGGTCGGAGTTAAGATTGCTCGTGAAGCCCATCTAACTAAACCCGATACAGTCGTTGATGGAGTTGGATATTTCTTGACACTAGCCATGATTAGAGAAGAGCGAGCCAGACGCGAAGAATTATGATAAGTTGGAATTGAATTAACCCCTTGGAGACGGGGAACTCTAAGGGGTTTTTTCATGCCCTCATCTTGCATATTAAACCCCAGTGTGATATACTAATCATAGAGAGGGGGAGAGATATGGAAAAAGTCATCTCCGTAAAAGTCGGTGGTAAGTTCATCGAGGACTGGCAATCAGCATCCGAAGACCTTTATCAAGGTGCGCTCGATGGTGTCGAAGAGCATGAGTTCATTAGCCTCATCGACAAAATGGAAAACGCGCCAAGAAAGAAAAGTGGCAAGTTCGGATTTTCAATCCAGTTAGAACTTTCAGAAAAAGAGGCTTTGCTTTTACGAGGCGAAGCAATCTACAGGGCAGAATTCCAAAGCCTTGAGTACCAAGAAAGTAGCGAGGATATAGATGCCTACGCCCACAAAGCAGCCCACAAAATCTTCGCTCAAATCGAGGAGCAACTTCCCGAGCAGGGAAAAAAGTGGAAGTGCAAATACCACAAAACCCATTGATTATTAACTGGGGTATGATATAATAGTGCTGTAACGAAAGGGGATAGAAATGGCTAGAGCAGTTGAAAGTTCAAAGCCTTGCTTCAAGTGTGGGCGCCAAGTAGTTAAATGCGAGTCCAAAAGTGGCAAGTTTTATATTGCAAATATTGAAATTGTTTCCAGTCAATATGCAGATTACACATCCCGCGGTAAGGCAATCTACCCAGTCCATAAATGTGATGAGAATGAGATTGTTAAGTACCAAGAATTTACTCAACGTCAATTGGCTGAAGGCGCGATAGTTAAAGGTCAAAAGGTCACTGTAATAAAAGGAAGAAAAGTCGCAAAGGGAACCGAAGGAGAAATCTTTTGGTTGGGCTTTGAAACCTGGAATGGTGAATCTATTTTGAAGCGTGTTGGAATCGTTACAGAATCAGGCGAAAAAATATTTGTGGCAAGTGAGTACGTCGAGGCTAAAATCGCCTCCTGATACACTTTCCCTACTGTGTACTAGTTACCCCATCTTTATCGTTTCCTCCGTGTCCAAGTGACCAAACGGTTATATGGGGCTACCCATGTACCGTATAGGAGGAGGTTCAAATGACTCGTTATCGAGTCTTGCAGGGTATCGATTACCCGCCAAACAAACGTGCCGAAATTGGTGACGTCGTTGAAGATTTGCCAGCCAGCGCAATTAAGTGGTTGCTTGCAGATGGTTATATTGAAGATGCAAGTAAATCACCAAAGGCTAAAGTTGAAGAGACAGTTGCCGAGCCTGTAGTTGAAGCCCCTGTAGTTGAAGAGCCAGTTATTGAGGCTCCAGTTGGTTTCAAAGCAGATGCTATTGATGGTGACAAAGATGGATTCGTTCAAGATGGAACACCTTTCCAGCGCCCAGTTGAGGAGAAATAATGCCTACATTCCGCCACGGTAAACAGACAACCGTTCTCGCCAGTCAATACAACCTGAGTCCATATCTCAACAGCGTAAGTTCTGCAAATGGAATTGAGACACCAGAGACAACAACTTTTGGCTCAAATGACCGTTCATTTATTTCAGGTCACACAGATGGAACAGTTTCTTTCGAAGGTCTTTTTGATGGAACAACTGTTGGAGTAACAGTCGGAGCAACTGAAGATGGAATTGACAAGATTCTTTCAGACGCACTAGGAAGTTCAACAAATACCGTTATGTCTGTATCAAATGACGGTGCTGCTTTTGGTCGTAGGGCTATATTGCTAAATGCAGTATCGACCAACTATGAAGTATCAAGCCCACTTACAGATGTCGTTGCTATTACAGGTGGCGCAAATGCTAACGAGGGGTTGGACTACGGTGTTTGGCTTGGAGTTCTAAGCGCAATCACTACAACCTCAACTGGCACAGCAGTAGATGGAACAGCCTCTTCCGCTCAAGGCGGAGTTGGTCATCTTCACATTACTGCAAACACACGCAGTTCAACGACAGTAGCCAAGGTTCAGCACTCAACCGATAATTCGACTTGGGTAGACTTGATTACATTCACAACAATCGCAATCGGTGGTTCTACTTCACAACGAGTCACAACCACAGGTACGGTAAATCGGTATGTTCGCGCACTGGTGACTCCAGCAGCGGGTACAGGTTCAATCACATTCAGCATCGCTTTCTCAAGGAGATAAATAAATGCCTACATTTCGTCACGGTAAATCCGCTGTATTCAAGGTAGATAACGCAGCGGGAACACTTACAGATATCAGTAATACACTCAACACAGTTTCATTCCCACGTGAAGCAGAAACTTTAGAAACTACAAGTTTCGGTTCATCAGACCGCACATATATTGTCGGTTTCAAAAATGGAACAATTAGCATCGACGGTTCATTTGATTCAACAGTTGATACTCACCTAGCAGCAATTTTAGGTCAGGATGCAACCGTATCGTTTGAATATGGTCCAGAAGGCTCAACCTCTACTTATACAAAGTACACAGGTGAGTGCATCATGACTTCATACGAGACTTCTGCTGGAGTTAGCGATATAGTATCGTTCACAGCATCATTCCAAATCACGGGTGCCGTCACCCGCGGTGCGTACTAAAAAACTTAATAACCCAATCGTGTCCTAAGAGACCATAAGGAGATATCGTGTCCATAAGAGACCTAGTTCTAGCAGTTCAAGACATTCCAGTGGAATTGGTAACAGTCCCAGAATGGAATGTAAAAATCGAAGTTCGTGGTATGACAGGCGCAGAGCGTACTCGTATCATGGATATGGCAACAGCATCGCAGGGTGATATGAACCTTCAGTTCGTTTATCCTGAAATTGTTATTGCTACTTCATTCGACCCCGAGACTGGAGAACAAATCTTTGTCCCAGCCGACAGAGATATCTTACTTAGCAAGTCAGCAACAGCGCTTGACCGAGTTGCCATGGTAGGTATGCGCCTATCTGGATTCACAAAAGAGTCAGCAGATGACTTGGGAAAAGACTCCTCAGAAATACCTTCAGGAGATTTGTCTTTGAGTTAGCAGAACGATTGGGTAGGACTGTCGAGGAACTTCTCTATGGCAGTCCTTCCCATCGTGCTATCTCAGCAAATGAGTTATCTGAGTGGGAAGCATTAGAAAGACTTCGTTCCTGGGAACAAGAACAAGCCAATAGACAGAAGTAGGTGAATCGGCGTGGCTCAAGAGACAGTAGTTGAAATCTTAGCAAAGTTCCGCGCCGATATTGCCGACTTTAATAAGAAGTTAAAAACAGTTGAAACTGAATTAGAATCAGTTAAAAGAAAAACGGAAGATACCTCTAAAGATATTTCTAATTCTTTTGAGGCTATGAGTAATGCTGCAAATCGTTTTGCGGTAACCGCTGGGGCTGTAGCGGGAATTGCTGGAGCAGCGTTAATTTCCCTTGGAGTTAAATCTTTTAATGCAGCAGCCAAAGTTCAAGAATTAGATACTGTAATGCAGGTTGTCGGAGCCACAACTGGAGTTACTTATAAAACTTTGAAAGAAACATCAGATGCTATTCGTGGTAACGGCATCGAAATGGCAGCAGCGCAAGAAATCGCTATTAAGTTTGCTAAAAATAACTTAAACCTTGCGGATGCAGCCAATGTTGCACGTGTTGCTCAAGACCTTGCAGTTATTTCTCAGGCTAACTCAACAGATACCGCAGAGCGTTTAACCTATGCAACATTAAACCTAAACTCAATGATGCTCCGTAACGCTGGAGTTCAAACAACAGTAAGTCAGGCTGTTCGTGTTTTTGCAAAAGAAAATAATATTTCTACCGCCTCCATGACAACTGCACAAAAACA